ACGGCATGCGCGATCTCGCTCCGTACATTGCCAAGGTGAAGCCGGACGTGCTGGTAATCGACCAGATACGGCACATGGACAGCGGCAAGAAAGGCGACGACAATCTCACCTATCGGCTCGAGGCAGTCTGTCGGCAGATGCGCGCCATGGCGCACGAGCACCAGCTCGTAGCGATCGGCATTACGCAGGCTGGGGACAGAGCCAGCGGCAAGGGCGTGCTCAGCATGGAGGACGTAGACAGCGCCAAGACCGGCGTGCAGGGCGCTGTGGATCTCATCATAGGCGTGGGCGTCACGGATGAGATGAAGCGGCAGAACAAGCGCATGCTGTCGCTCGCGCGGAATAAGCTCACAGGCAGAGAAGAGTTTTTTCCAATCTGGATTGATGAACAACACACGCGGGCTTCTGGAGGGCCGCCGCAATGACAGCCCGCTCTGATTTGTCCGGCCAGCGCTTTGGCAGGCTGGCAGTAGAGGCTTACGCTTGCACGCGAGCGGGCAGAGCCGTGTGGCTCTGCCGCTGCGCATGCGGCGCAAGCGCGCTCGTGCGCGGGGGCGATCTTAGATCCGGCAACACGCGGTCCTGCGGCTGCTTTGCTCTGGATACTCAGCGAGCTGTCGGACGTAGCAGCGCTGCGCGCGGGACTACGCACGGTCGCTCAAGAACTCCGCAATACAAAGCGTGGGCAGGCATGCTGCAGCGCTGCAGCAACAAAAACGCACGCGCGTATAAGTATTACGGCGCTAGGGGCATAAAAGCATGCCCTAGATGGTTTCGCTTTGAGAACTTCCTCGCGGACATGGGTGAACGACCCCCAGGCAAGACTCTCGACCGCATCAACAACGACGGCAATTATGAGCCCAGTAACTGCCGCTGGGCCACGCCCAAAGAGCAGCAGGCTAACCGCAGGGTTTCCAAATGAAGCTGCTCGAGGCTGCCAGCGGCCGGCTGTACGTCGACATGCCGTGGCTGTGCATCGACTTTGAAACGAAGCTCGAGGATCACAGCAAGGTGGTCATGGTGGCGTGGCAGGAAGGCTGGGATGCCGGCCCTGCCTGGCAGGCACCTAGCGAGCTGTACCACAGCTTCCCCGTAAAGAGCTACTACGGCGACCCTGCAGGCTGCCGGCCGTTCTGGGAAGCGCTGGAGAAGGCCAAGCGCGGCGGCTTCATCATCGCGCACAACGCCAAGTTTGAGGCGCACAGGCTTGCAGAGTACGGGCTGGACCCGACCGAACACGTTTGGTTCGACACCATGCTGGCGGAGTGGGTACTGCTCGGCAACAATCCCGGCAAGCTGCGCTACGGGCTCGGAGCTCTAGCCGCCCGCTACGGCGAGGCCGGCAAAGAGCGCAGCGTTGCTACCGCGATGGACGCCGGCGTCTGCCCGTCCGACATGCCGCAGCACAAGCTGGTGGCGCGCTGCAAGCGCGACGTGCGTGTTACGGCGGCGATCGCAATGAAGCAGATCAAGCTGCTCGAGGAGCGCAAGCTGCTGCCTGTCATTGCGCAGCGCTGCCTGGTCATGCCTGTGCTGTGCCAGATCGAGCGCAGCGGTATCTGCCTGGCGAAGGACGACGTGCATGCCGTCCACGCTGACTACAGCGCGCGGCACAAGCTGCTGAAGCAGAGCTTCGACAAGCTGACCGGCGGCATCAACCAGCGCAGCACAGCGCAAATGGCGCACTACCTGTACGGCGGCGGCATGATCGAGGTCAAGGCCGAGGACGGCACGAAGAGCATGGCGCCGAATCCCGCGCCGTCGCTGAAGCTGCCGGAGCTCATGAACGCGCGGCGTGAGCCGAAGCGCAAGGCCGCAACAAAGCAGTTCCCCAACGGGCTGCCAATGACAGACAAGATGACGCTGGCTGCGCTGGCTAGCAAAGCCAAGACGAAAAAGCAGAAGGAATTCTTCGAGCTGAAGCGCGAGCTCGGGCAAGTCGAGTCTGCGCTGTCTAAGAACCTGGAGTTCTTCAAGGGCGTGGTCGACGAGCGCGACGGCATATTCCGCGCTGAGATACGGCAATGCACTACCAGCACGCACAGGCTATCCGGCCGCGGCATCCCGCAGCAGTTCCTGCAGTTCCCCGACGGCGAGAAGTCCGTGCAGTCGCAGAACATGCCGCGCGAGTTCAAGTGCTTGCAGATGAGCCGAGACCCGGCCTACTTCATCACATCGGCTGACGCATCGCAGCTCGAGTTCCGCGTCGCTGCCTTCCTCGGGCAGGATGCTATCGCGATCGGCGACTTGCGCCGCCCTGACTTCGACGCGCACATTCAGACGCTGACGGTCATGCTCAACGGCAGCTGGGATCAGGAGCTTTACAACAGCCTGTTCGCGCGCTGGAAGGCTGGCGACAAGGAAGTGAAGCTGCAACGCGCCAGCAACACGCTGACGAAGTCGCACACATTCAAGCCGCTGTACGGCGGTGAGAAGGGCAGCGAGCGCGAGATGGCGTATTACAGCTGGTTCCGCGAGCATTACAGCGGCATTAGCCAGACGCAGGACAAGTGGCTGCAGGCTGTCGAGGAGCACGGCGAGCTGCGTACAGCGACCGGGCTGACGTTCTACTGGCCGAACATCGGCCACAGACAGGACGGCACTGCTGTCGACAAGTCGACGGGCAAGCCCGTACGGCCGAGCGTGTGCAACTACCCAGTGCAGTACCTTGCCACGGGCGAGATAGTGCTGATCTCGCTAGTGTGCCTCTGGCGGCGCGTGAAGGCGGCCGGGCTGCGTGTTCGGTTCACGAACACCGTGCACGACAACATCGACGCAGAGGTGCATCGCGACGACATCGAGGCGTATAAGTCCTTGGTTACTAAGGCTTTTACTACCGACGTTTACAAGTACTTGCGCGCCGTGTATAATATTGACTTCAACGTCCCGCTCGGCACTGAGCTGGTGTGGGGCGAGAGATTGGGAGAGGGCGAGAGCATGAAGGTTGCAATCGACCCGGCAGTGGTTTAGAGTTCGAGTTCTTCAACGGAGGATAAGATCATGGCAGTTTTGAAAGGCGCCCGCGTCAACAAGGTGGGCGATAGCAAGTTCGGCAAAGGCAAGCGCTGGATTGCCGTCAAGCACGAAGAGTACGACGGCTTCCTGAATGTCGACGACGCCAGCATCGAAGTGAATCAGGGCGACGTGCTCGACATCATGTACGAGCAGAAGGGCAAGAGCCTCATCGTCACGAAGGTGCGGCCGTCAGGCGGTGGCGGCGGCCCCGCAGCTCCGGCTACGCTCTCCGGCGGGGGCGCCCCGGCGCCGTACATCGGCGGCCCGTCCCGCGAGCAGTCGATCGTGATGCAGCACGCGCAGAAGGTGAGCGCGCAGCTCGTCACGCTGTTCGTAGACAAGGGCGTCATCAAGCTCGGCGCGCAGGCGAAGCAGCACGCGCAGCTCCTCGAGCTGTTCGATGAGCTGTCCGCGCACATCTTCAGCACTGCGCAAGGTGCTGGCTTGCAAGCGATCGTGGAAGAGCAGGCTGCGCTGAAGGCGGAGCTCGATCCGGCGAACGATGCGGATGCGGACACGCCGAAGGAAGAGCCCGCCGACAAGGACGCCGGCGGCAGCGACTTCGACGACGAGTTCGACGCGAACTGAGGGAGAAGGCAGTGGGCGCTAGCATGTTGTGGGATGAAATCGAGCCGGCGTATGCTGGGTACGCAGCAGAAGAGGCCGTACTAGACGCTCTATGCGGCGTCTGCCCCGACTGGTGGCGGTCACTGCCGGAGTTTCAGCCGTGAGCCTGGTAGCAGCATTCGATGCCGATAGCGTAGTTTATGCGTGCGGCTTTGCGGCGCAGAAGACGTGGTACTACGTCTACGAGGTCGGCATCTTCGACAGCGTCAAGGACGCGAAGGAAGCTGCTGAGAAGCGCGGTGCTAAGCATATCTTCAAAGCCGTCGAGCCAGAGCCGATCGAAAACTGCCTGCACAGCGTGAAGCTGCAGTTGCAGAAGGCGCACAAAGCGGTGGAGGAGCGGTTCGGCCGAAAGGCCGAGCTGCGCGTCTTCCTGACCGGCAGCGGCAACTTCCGCGACCGGATAGCTACCATCCGGCCCTACAAGGGCAACCGCACTGCAGACAAGCCTGTGCATATGGCAGCCATCCGCGACTATATGGTGCGGCAGTGGGGCGCACAAGTCATCTGGGGCTACGAGGCGGATGACGAGGTCAGCATCTTGCAGACCGAGCTCGGCGACGACTGCGTCGTCTGCGGCATCGACAAGGACTTGCTGCAAGTGCCGGGCTGGCACTACGTGCCGGAGAAGGGCTTCAAGAAGGTGAGCGCGAGCGAGGGACTGCTGCGCTTCTACGCGCAGGTGCTCTCCGGCGACACGACAGACAACGTGCCCGGCTGCTACAAGGTCGGGCGCAAGATCGCAGTCGATCGCGTCAAGGCTTGCGGCGCCAAGCCGGACAAGCTGTGGGAGCTGGCGGTCGATTCCTACACCGCTAGCATCGTGCAGTACGGAGTCGACGCTTGCGGCTACGAAGACCCGGAGGCGGCTGCGCTCGAGACGGCGCGGCTGGTTTGGATGCTGCGGTATCGGCCGCAGTGGAATTTCGAGACAGGCATGCTGGCAGAGCAGCATCTGTGGAGTCCCGACTGGGACTTGGAGGTCAAGTGAGTAACCCAGAGCCCGGCAATCCCGCGCACAAGCTCGCAGTCGGCATTGGCTGCCTGCTCGCGCTGCTGCTCGTAACCTGCGAGCGTGCTCACGCCGAAGAGAAGCCGTGGGTGTTTGAGTTCGAGCTGGCCTTTAGCGGCGGCACGCATCTCGATCGTCTGCTGAGCCCGAGCGGGTGCAGCAAAGTCGTGCCCACAAAGTACGTCGACTGGTACGCGGTGGAGCCGCGGGCAGGCTATGAGATCGCCTGCGGAAACGATCAGCCGATGTACCTGCACTTCCTCGGCCGGGAGTGCTGGAAGCCTCTGCCGAACTTCCGCATGGAATGCGGCTGGCGGCACTTCAGCTCGCCAGGGGACAACAACGAGATCACGTTCGACGCCTTCTCAGTGCGGGGCGCATTCAGATTCGGAGGCAAGCGATGAGCGGCCGCAGCAGCAGAGTCAAAGGCGCGGCCGCGGAGCGAGAAGCATTCGCGCTGCTTAACTCGCTGCTTATGCGCGAAGCCTTCAAGCGCAACCTGTCGCAGACGAGAGCTGGCGGCTACGACCATGAGCCGCTGTCCGCGCCGGTGGCCGTGGAAGTCAAGCGCTGCGAGACCTTAGCGCTGGGCAAGTGGATGAAGCAGGCCGAGGAGCAGGCTCCTGGCCTCACCCCCGCCGTGATGTACCGGCGTAACAAGGAGCCCTGGAGCGTGCTCGTAAAGATGACGCCGGAGCAGTTTTCCCTGTGGCTGGATTGGCAGCTATGACGCTCGCAGAATACGCTGCCGCCTGGTCTGCATCGCACGCGCTGCTGATGCGCAGGCTGACTACTCTGTTCGACGAGAAGTGGGCGCTCGTGCTCACTGGCAAGCACGACTACAACGGCTACGCCCAGGAGCAGTACGACTGCTATGCGGAGCACAAGAAGGAAGCCGATCGGCTGTGGCGGGAGTATAACGGATGACCGCCGGTAAGCTCTGCTACCTAGTCACCAGCGGCACGAGCATGAACGATCATGCCCGCGTCGACTGGCTGAACTTCCGCCTGAAGCACGGGCAGATAAAGCGTGTCTACCTGAAGCTGCCTGGCGATCATACCGGCGCTGCGACGATGATCAACATCGCGCAGAAGATCTCGCAGCATGCCCGCCCGTATGCTACAGTGCGCGTGCTGCGCGATGCGAAGCCGCGCTATCTCAGCCTCGTAGTGGAACACAAGCCGGAGGATGCTCCTCCGCCGGATGACAGGAGAGCCGCATGACCCGCGAGTTTGAGCATCCGTGGACGCCGGCCAAGATGGCGGAGTACGCAGCTGCGCTGGAAAAGGCTGAAGCTGCGAAGCGCGGCCCTGCTTCCTCCAAGCAGGTGAACGGCGATCATTACAAGTCGATGGCGATACAGCCGTCGGAGTACATCCACCGCAACGGGCTGAACTGGTGCGAGGGCAACGCCATCAAGTACATCACGCGGCACAAGCTGAAAGGCGGCCGCGTCGACATAGAGAAGGCCATTCACTACCTCGAGCTGCTGCTCGAGCTGGAGTACCCGGCTTGAAA